CAGGAATCCCTACTACTTTAGTTTCTAAAATTCCCAAATCTTCTAGCCTTTTAATTGCTCTACTTTGTTGGTGTGTAGTCAAGCAAGTATCTTGTTCTATATTCTTAGCAGTATTAAAGAACCAACCATCAGTCATTCCATTTGCTATAAAGTATTCTTCTTTAGAAATTAGGTCAGCAAGCAGGACTGCTTCTTTTAGTCCTACCTGCCTAGCTAGTTCTTTATTTAATACTAGGAATGCAGAACTGCTGAGTAAGTGCTTCATATAATCTTAATTGTATAGTGATAATTCTTGAGGGCTAAATTAATAATTTCTAATTGATTACTGAACTCAAAGTAAGAAGTATTTATTTTACAATTAACTTGACCACTATTTATCTCTAAAAAGACATCAGGTTTTTCAACTTCTGTAACCCCATTTTTAAGTAAATGTTTTTTCATAAAATCACTATCTAAAAATATATCCTTATCTCCATCTATACTTTTATAAACTCGGTAAACTTTATTGAAAGTGTTTCTATAAATTTCACAATTTGCATAGTTGTTTTTATGACTGCGTAAATAGTGATAAACTAAGGTTCTATTTTTATTCAATACTTTAGCTATAACTCTTGGTTGTATATCTTCTTCAGTTCTCCCTATGTATCCTGCTACAGAACGTGCAACCGTATAAAGTTGCTTTTTACTTTTTAAGGATAGGGAATTTGTTGGCAACTCCATAACTCTCGTAGTGATGTCGCATATACTTTTAAAATTAAATTCTTCTACCATTAGAATGGCAAATCAGCTTCATTAACAGGAGCAACTGTTTCTTGCCCTAGCTTTGCGATAAACCAACCATCTATATTGTGAAAATATTTACCATTGTATTCCCTTGAGTATAAGTTAATTGAAACACTTACATCATCCCCCACTTCAATATCTCTTATGCTTTTAATCTTATCACCCAAAAAAGTTATTACGACTTCTTTATTCCATTCTACATTTTGTTCTACAAGGATAGATTGTTTTTCCCAAGTCTTTCCTGTTTTTGAAACTCCCGTTTCCCGTTCTAATTTTGAAATTAGTTTACCTTTTATTTCCATTTTTATTTATTTAATTAATTGATTAATAATTCCTTCCTGACTTTTTGATAATACATAGTAAGGCAGCTTTTCTTTTACTGCGTCTACTTTCCCTTCTTCTAATGCTTTTAGCATAGCTTTAAATTTCACCTCATCTAACTTTTCTTTCTTAGCCATAGGTTCGTTTACCTTATTACTATCAGCATCTTTAGTATCATCTAATAAAAATAGGTTTCCTAAAGCATACTTCTTAGCATAAGAACTGCTTGACCCAAAGCTCTGAGCAATATCCATTCCTTTCCTTTCAGGATTAATTCCTGCTTGTGCTTCTACAGACATATTGGTTTCTCCATCTGAAATAGAAACTTTAGAATTTAACACTAAATACCCTGCAATCTCTTGTGTAGTTTCTGTGATGGTTAAATAGCAGTTGTACTTCTTTAAAAGTGGTTTAACAGCTTCTAGTATATCTTCAGCACTTCTGTACTTGTATTTTCCGAAACTGTTAAACTGATTCTTTGGAGCTTTAAGCTCACTTTGGATAGCTATTAAATAGTCTATCTTTTCTTTTGTTTTCATATATTCTTTTTTTGTGCCTACTTAAAAGGGCATCGGCTTTCCCTGTTTGCAAACATAAACAAATTTATTAACACTTATTTTAACTTAATATGCTTAACTAATTGTTCTTTTATATATTCTAAATGTTTTGTATCAATCCATTCTAAGAAGTTGTAAGAGTCAAAACAGATTTGAAAATCTTTCCCGTATTCATCTGTACCTCTTAAATATACTTCATTCTCATGAGCTTGGAATGTATTAATATCATTCATTCTTTTGTGTATCAATTCATCTGGTAAGGGGTCATCTTCATCTATTTTATCCATTTGTTTTAGTCTTTTGTGAAATTGTCTGATATCTTCATCTGCTTGTTCTATAGTTTCTAATTCAGGCATTTCCATTAGTTGTTCTTCCAATTCTTTTTTAGTCATATTCTTTTTTTTGTGAGGGGGTGGGGGTTTTAGCCCCCTGTTATCCCTCTGGTTATTTTAAATTAATAATTAGTGGTTTTTTGTTATTGTCCTCATACGCTTCAAGGTATTCAGGTAGTAATTCATCTTGATAATCTAAGTTAATTTGCCAGCCTTCTTCTTTAAGCATCTTAGTAAATAGATTATAAGTTTGTAATTCAGTTCCTATGACTTTTACATCAGGGTCATTTTTTAAACTCCAGTACTCACATAGAACTTTTTTATTGTCTAAGGGTTCTTTTGTCCAATGGTCAGTTTGAGGTTCATTAAACCATTCTTGATATTCAGCATTATAGGTGTTCCCAAGTTCTTCAAAGGATTCAGCCCCTCCCCATAAATCTTTTATATCCATTGTGAAAGTAGGTATAAGCTCATTCCAACAACAGCCAAGTAGTTAATAATTACAAGTATCTTTTCAGTCTTTGTTTTAACATAACTGACTTTATATTTGATTTTCTCAGTATGGGGGTTGTACTCACAATAAAAGAACCTTTGTAATTCATCTGAGTTAAAGACCTGCTCCTCCCTTGTTGTTCTGTTAATTATCCTAAATTGGTTTTTCATATTCTTATACCTATATTAGTCGCAAAGGAATTTTATGCTCATTATTTTTTAAAAATTTTATAAAAAAAAACCCCTTTTAAGGGGGGCTTTTATTAACCTACTAAAAAATCTCCTGCCGTTTCTCCTGTTGCCTCTCCATCTCTCAAAACTTTAATACTAGGGCAGATTCCTGATTCTAAGACAAAATTTATTAAATTTCCTAAATTGTCAAAATTTTTGTTAATTCCTTCTAAAGTGTAAGTTCTCATTTTTTTTGTTTTAATTAGTATTCGCTTTAACACAACAAAGATATAAAAAATAAATGATATAAACAAATATATTAACAACTTTATTAACAAATAATACATTTGACTCTAGGGCAAACTTTAGGTGCTGTCTAGTATATAGGGGTCAAAAAGAAAAGAAAGTGCCTAAAACGGCTTAGAGGGGGTGCTATAAAGCGAAGGCTAGTACTACTATTATAATAAGAATATATATTAGGGTAATTCTTAATCCAGGGTTATCTTCCATTAGTTATATATTTTT